GTCCTTGTCCTTGTCCTTGTTCATCCCGTCTCCGTTCGAGGTTGGGGTGCTACTCACGCGGACAGTGTATCTCCTCACCCGGTAATGCCGTCCGTGAACAGGGTGGGGGACTGCCGCCTCATCGTCATCATGATCTCACGCTGCCGGTCCTTCCCGGACAGGTTCTGCGGGACGCTCTTGGCGGCGGCCTCGTAGGCGTCGCAGATCTCTTCCTCGTGGGGGGTGGCGCGGCCGTCTCGCCAGGCCTTCGGCGTCTGGTCACTGATCTCGTAGGTGCAGTCGCAGTGCGGGTGCGCCTGGAACGCGGCGGTCTCTGGAGTGTAGACAGGGCCGCGGGCAGCGAGCATGGAGCAGAACGCGCAGGTCTTGCCGACGATGACGCGCCTGGCGCGGAGACGGGACTTACGTGCGGAGCGGATGACGGAGAGTCGATCCCGGTCGTACGCGGCCTTGGAGGCGCCGGCGCGGACGCGGCGACGGGCCAGGGCGAGAGCTTCCTCCTCGGAGGCGCCCTGACGCAGGGCGACACGCCGAGTCACCGGCCCCGAAAGAGTGAGCATCTTCACCTCGCGGCCTTCCATGGCCGTGCCCGTGAGGTCCTGCACAATGTGCAACCCCGACGCGGACCGATACCGCCCCAGGTACCCACCGGTCTCCGCGTCCACCACAGCCGCCGCACGCCCCTGCCGGCGCAGGGCAGCCTCCATGAACGCCGCCTCACCGGCACCGCCACCCTCAAGGAGACTCACGTCACCGGCCGCGGCCTCCCCGATCGCAGCAGCCAGAGGACGCATCGCCCGCTGATGCTGCCGAGTGACCGCAGACGCGCCCCACGACAGGGCCATATCAGCCCTTCAGGGGGTTGTCGGCGCCCTCGCCCGCCTGCGGCGCCAGGGCCTGCGCATACTGGGTCAGCGCGTCCGGGTGTGCCTGCGCCCAGGAGCGCCACTCCTCAGCCTCCTGCGGCGACACGCCGGGGATCCGCTGCCACAGCAGCTCCGGGGGCACACCCAGCGACTGGGACAGCTTCCCGAGAGCGTCCGCGGCCTGCGACAGGGATCGGGCCTCCGTGTCCCGCCAGTCGATGCGCAACGCGTAGTCGCCAGCCAGGTCCGGGCGCCCGGCCTGCGCCTGAGCGAGCCGCAGAAGCGAGGCGATACTCCTCCCGAACGCCCGTTGCAACGCCTGCACGTGCCCCCGCTCCGCGGACTTGGCCTCAGCGAGGGCGTCCGCGGACAGGTTCACGAGCTGCGACGACGACAGGGACCACGCCGGCACCGACGCCAGAGCAGCCAGGTTAGTCAGGTCCCCCCGCTCCGCCTCGAGGATGGACGACATGGTCGTCTCCGGAAGGGAACCGAACTGGACGCCGTCACCGCCGGTGAGGATGTCGCCGTGGGCGAGGAGCGCCTTCTGCTGCTCTCGCTGGGACGCGTCGCCCGGGTCATCCAGGCCGGTTGCGGTCCGAACCCGCCACGAGTTGGAGTGCTGAATACTCAGCCGGTCGTTGACAGTCTTCACGTACCGGCGCGCGGCGGGGCGCAGCCGGTCGATGAGGGACGCGCACCGGCCGCTCAAGTCTGCGTACGGGGCGAACTGAACCACAGGGCACACGCCGGCCGGATGCGAGACGGTCACCTCCTCGGAGGCGGTGTCGGTCGCCTCCGTGCTAGTGAGATACAGCCAGGGGGAGCCGTCATCGCGCAGGAGGGCCGCCGCCACGGGCCACTCTGCGGTCGGGTCCCCGCCCCAGTCGAGGGCGATCAGGGAGGAGGGGAGCAGCAGGATGCGAGGCTGTGGGACGCCGGGCAGGACGACCGCGTAGGAGGCGCCGTCGATGATCGCCTCACGGTAGAGGGCGGTCTGGCGTGTCGGCAGGCCGGCGTACTCCCACGGCTCCCACATGGTGCGCAGGGCCTCCTGGTCGCCGGCAGGCTCGGCATCGCCGGTCAGGCCAGACCGGGACACGCCGTCGCAGATCAGGGAACGAGAGAGCGTGTCCACGAGGAGGTTCAGAACGGGGCCGACGCTGAGTTGACGGAGCCGCCGTTTCTGCTGGTCGCGGGTACCTCCATCGACCTCCATGAGCCCGGACACCTTGGTCTCGGGGTCGGCGAGAGGCTCCACGTCGGCGCGCCGCTGCGCGCACAGGGCACGCTCAGCGGAGTGCTCGTCCGCGAGCTCCTCCCACGGCTTGTCCCCAGTCACCATATGAGACCCCTCGATCTGCTCGTGCGGCGGTTCCTGTACTCAGCCCTCATCATACGAGCACCTACCATACAGACGGCGAGGTCGATCTTCTTGCGGGACTCGCGATGCTCCTTGGAGATGGACACACCATACTTGGTGGGATATCTCACACAGTGGAGGATGTGGGCGCGGAGCCGCGCGTCCCCGTCGTGTACGAGCTGCCCCTCCAGCACCTCCGTCGTGACCGCCTGCACAGCCCGCACGAAACTCTTATGGTGCGCCGGGTTCGACATGTCCCAGTTCACAGAGTGCTCACGTGACGCCCGCAGCGCCAGGCGGCGCCCGTAGTCCCGATGCCACCCATCCACGATCTCATCCCAGAACCGCTCCATCGTCACATCGTCCAGCGCATGCGACGGGTCGGCCCAGAGGCCGACCACCCGGTGATGGTCAATGAAGTCGCGGACCGCGGCGTCCACCTGCTCGCGGGGCGCGACCCAGCCGTGGGCCCGGGCGTCCGGTGGCCGCTGCCACAGCCCCACCACGAACGGGGCGCCATCCGACACACGCACAGCGACACAGGCCGTCGCGTCATCGGACTTACCCCCATCGAAGAACACGCAGCACTCATCCCCGGGATCCAACTCTGGCAGCTCAGGGTCGCAGCAGGCGTCCCACTCCTGCCGCGTCAGCCACGCCGTCTCCGCCGCAACCACCTGGTTGTACCACTTCCGGCGCGCCTCCGACGGCGGAGTAGACGGGTCCATGATGTCCTGCACCACGCGCGCCGGCGTAAGCCAGATCGCGTCGCCGCGGACAGCCTCCACGACACGGGGCGCCTCCTCGGCGGACAGGACGGCCTGCGCGGACGCCTCCAACGAGTCATACATGATCCCCGCCGCGGCATCCTTCCCCTGCTCGTGCCCCTCACGGACCGTCAGCCCGACGGACTCCTCGCCGGACCGTGCGGCGTTGCACAGGTGAAGGATGCGGGCCTGCCGCTCCGGAGGCGACTTCGCCGCGTCACCGCGCACAACACCCATCATCTCCACCCCGGAGTTGGACCGCGTCCAGTTCTGCGTCTCGGTGCACACGGTCAACGTCGCCCGGGACCCCTCCGCCGCGTGCGGGTTCGACGTGATTGGGGTGATCACTCCCGGGGAGCCGTCCCGCCGCGTCACCCCGCCCGTGCCGATGTGCAGCGAGTACTCGGCCCGCACCTCCGGGGTCACCAGGGATGGGATGTTCCCCATCGTGGTGCGCGTCTGCTCCTGGCTGACAGCAAGGAGGCGGATCCACGGGTCCCGCTCGGGGCGCCCATGCCACGTGACGCCGCCGTCAGCGGACTCCGGGACGGACGGACCGAGCAGAGCGATGAGCGCCACAACGGCGGCGAGCGGGTCCTTGCCCCACCCTTTGCACCGCTGGAGTACTACCGTCGGAGTCAGGAACCAGCCGTCGGCGTCGATGGCGTAGTACCAAGCCAGGAAGCGGGCCTGCTCCGCGGTGAACCGCCACGGACCACCATCCGGCCCCCGCAAATGCGACGAAGCCCACACCATGGCGTCCAAGGCGATCGTCCGCTCCGGCAACAGCCAGCCGGCGGCCGTCCGGGCCCACGTCGGACCCACCACATCCACCGGCGCACCATCCGGGACCGGGGAACCCTCCCCGAGCAGGCGCTCGTAGTAGCCGCGGATCGCACGCTCCTCCTCACCAGCCACGGAGACCAGGGCCGGCCCTCGACGGCGGCCCATCAGCCGACCTGCCCCCACCGGGCGATCGCCGCAGACCGAGCATGCTCGCTCCGGGCAGCATCCTGACGGCCGTCAGCCTCATCATCCGGCAGAGCCAGGCGAGCCAACAGCGACGTCATCGCCACACGATGCTGACGCACCTCCGACAGAAGCGGGTGGGCCCGCACCTGCCCCGTAGACCCATCAGTCACAAGATCGGAGCCCTTCAGAGCCGCCTCGATCTTGTCCACCAGCGTCGCCTCACGGCACGCGTCCTCGAGGATCCGCAACTCATCCGGGCGCAGCTCCCACCGCTCGGTCACCCCCACCCACAGGGCGCGCGCGCTCGCAGACAGGCGAGCCGGGGGTTTCGAAGTCATGCCCCGATTATACGAAGAACCGCCCCGGGAGGACTTCATAGTCAGATCCCGGGGCGGTGGAACCCCCAACGGCTCCAGTGTAGCAGGGTCAGGCCGCGTGCTTACCCTTCGCCAGGTCAACGCCACCCGGCGTGACGAGGCCAGCCCAGTCGAGGACGGACACGCCGTTGATCTTGACAGCCTTCAGCAGGTTGAAGGCCCCCAGGACGAGGCCAGCCACGGCGAGCACATGGTTGGTGACAGCCTCAACACCAGCCGGGTACGCGCCAGCCAGGTACGTGCCCGCGGCGATCACGACCACGGCCACCAGGGTCAGGGCCCGCCGGCGGCCAGCGGTCCACCACGGCTTGTCCAGGGCCGCCTGCACGAGCGGCCAGCCGATCGCCGCGACCGCAGTCAGGGTCGCAGACTGGTCAGGAGTCAGATGCATCGCTGTCATCCTTTCGGTTCGGGAGGAGCGCCGCCCACCACGCAGGCGGCAGAGAGGAAACCAGAGGCGACCAGGTCACGCCTGCGGCTCCCCACCGGTCAGCTTCTTCTCGATCGCAGCCAGAGACTTCCGGGTCTCCCTGACCGCGTCGTACAGCTCGCCACTGAACTTCACGCCCGCGATACCCGGGGTGACAGCATCTGAGATCACCTGCACCTTCTGGTTCAGGGCACGCAGCTCGTCACGGATCGCACCCGAGTACCACGCCATGTCACCCGCGTAGTGGCTGCCCTCCTTCCCAGCGCGCAGCGAGTCACGGATCTCCGTGAGCAGCTCCACAGCACCAGCCATGTTCAGATCATCCTCTCCGCCGCCGGACGGGCGGCCATAGTTGTACCAGGACCGACAGTAGTCGCTGAAGCGGACGCCGTACTCCTCGTAGGAGCCGTAGGCGCTGCCGCTGTTGAACCTCGAACCGACACGGCGCAGGCTCTCGTAGTCGTCGCCCTCCGACGCGATCAGGTCGCGGAGGATGCTGCACGCCACCTCGGAGGAGGCCTGCGGGTCCCACCACGCCCGGTCGGGGTCGTTGAGGAAGTAGCCGGGGTAGGTGACCTGGAGTGGGCCGACCCCGTTGGACGTAGCCCCCGCGCTGATCTGCGCGTAGAAGTCCTTGAACTTCTCCTCGGTGACCTCACCGCCGCCGCAGTAGGCGCCACCTGCGTCGTGACCGAAGATGTTCGCACCGTACTCGCCGGTCTCCATCCACAGGCAGGCGAGTGCGGCCCACCACGGGCAGCCGACCGAGTCCGCCGCGGCCAGGACGGCCCGCTGGATCGCGGACGTCTCGTAGTCGGAGGCCGCGGTGGAGCCGCCCCCGGAGGAGTCAGCCTCGTAGAGGCGCAGGCAGTGAGTCCAATGGGCCCCCGTCGTGTACGGGTGACCCTCATAAGGGCCGACGCGGGTCTCTCCGCCGGTCTGGTCGCCGACGTAGCCGTCAGTGGAGCCGTCCTCTGCGATCCACGCCTCTGCGAGGCCGTCCTGCACGACCATGGCGACGTGCCCCATACCGCCGGACGCGGCCTCGGACAGGATCACGTCACCGACCTGGAGGCCGCCCGACGGGTACAGGTCGTTGTCGCTCCAGGGGACCTCGACCCAGCCGCGTGCGGTGAGCTCCTCCCGCTGCGACCCGGTCCACGAGGAGGGTGGGAGCATCCTCGGGTCGTCCCACGAGTAGCCGACGCTGTGAAGGCCGTAGTTGATGGCGCCGCGGACCATGCTGGAGCAGTCCATGTTGGCGTCCGCGTAGAGCCAGCCGTCCTCGTTGCTGCGCTCGTAGGCCATGAGCCGGTCGGGTTGGCTGTAGCCGACGCTGTAGGCGCCTCCCTGTGGCTTGCCTGGGCCCGCCTGGCACCAGTAGCGGGCTTGCGCCGCAGCGACGCTGTTCACGCCCATATGAGCCCCTCTCTGCCCCGTCTGGTAGGGCGTCGTCTTGTTGCTATCTCAAGG